GGCCGGTCGCCCGGACATGATGCTGGAGATCGATGGCGACCCGTCGCTGGTCGTTTTCGAGAAGCCGCTGGCCGACATGAGCGCCAACATGGAGCTTCTGGCTTTCGATCGGGAGATGTTGCGCAACATCGGCGGCGTCACCGACGCCAACCTGGGTCGAGACAGCAAGGCCGTCTCCGGCAAGGCCATCGGCCTGCAGCAGGACCAGGGCTCGCTGACGACCAGCGAGCTTCCGGACAACCTGATGCTGGCGCTGCAGATCACCGGCCGCCAGCGGCTGTCGAACATCGAACAGTTCATGACCGAGCGCCGGGTGCTTCGAATCACCGGCGAGACATCGCCCATCGAGTGGCTGACGATCAACGAGAAGCAGGAGGATGGCTCGGTCCTGAACCCGATGAACGCCAGCATGGCCGACTACGTCATTGCCGAGCGCAACTACCGGGAGACGTTCGCCCAGGCAGCGATGGAATCCATGATGGAGCTGCTGGGCAAGATCGGTACCTTCGCCCCGCAGGTTGTCCTGACCGTGCTCGACCTGGTCGTCGACTCGGCCGAGATCAAGAACAAGGAGGAGTGGGTCGCGCGCATCCGCAAGGTCAATGGCCAGCGCGACCCCAAGAAGGAGCCGACGCCCGAGGAGCTGGCCGCGCAGCAGCAGGAGAACCAGGACGCGCAGCGCGCCAAGAGCATCCAGCTGGAGACGCTGCAGGCCGGCCTGGACAAGCTGCGCGCCGAGGTCGCCAAGCTCGACACGGACTCCCTTCTGAAGCGCGTCGAGTCGATGTTCTCCGCGCTGCAGGCCGCGCAGATCGTCGCGCTGACGCCTGGCGTGGCGCCTGTGGCTGACACGATCGCCCAGGGCGCCGGCTTCAAGGACCAGCAGGGCGAAGACCCGAACCTGCCGCCGCAGCCTGCTGGCAACGTTGCCACTGCCGGCGCCATGCCGCCGGCCGAGCCGATGAGCCCCACCGGGCTGCAGGGAATGCAGCAGGGCATCAACACCCCGACGCCGGCCGACAACGGCCCGGCCATGTGACCACCACTTCCACCACTTCCACCACCAGAAGGAGCGCGCCGTGAACGTCGCCGACATCAACCAGTCCCAGCTCGATACCCTGAACAAGGCCGGCTACACCGCCGATGACCTGGCCATGCTCGCGCCCAGCGAGGTCGAGGCGCTTCTGGCGCCGGACGCCGAGGGTCGCCCTGGCGGCGGCGACCCGCACGAGGCTGCCCTGGAGCAGCAGAACGCCAAGGGCGAGCAGGACGATGCCGCCGCGGCTGCTGCCGCCGCAGCAAGCGCCCCGGCCGCCGCTACTGCAGCCCCTGCGCCTGCCGATGCTGCTGGCGCTCCGGCCGAGCCCGCTCAGACACCTGCTGCGCCCAGCTTCGAGCCGGCCATTCCCGCCGACGCGAACGAGAAGATCGCCGCCCTGAAGGCCGAGGAAGGCGAGGCATTCAAGAAGCTCATGGACGGCGTGATCGACGCCGAGACGTACCAGGAGACCAAGGATCGCGTGCAGGGCGAGATCGACGGCATCCGCGAGGAGGTCGTCATCGCCAAAGCGGTGGCGGCGACGAGCCGGGCGAACGCCGAGACGGCGGCACTGAACGAGTGGCGCAGCGCCGAGGCCGCCGCGTTCGGCGAGTTCAAGACGCAGGGCATCGACTACAAGGCGCGACCCGCGCTCCTGGCTGCCTACAACACCCACCTCAAGGCGCTGGGCAACGACCCCAAGAACCACATGCGCGATGCCGGGTGGTTCCTGCAGGAGGCCCATCGCATGACCAAGGCAGACATGGGCATCGGTGCCCCGGCACCCAGCCCGGCGCCGACGCCTGCAGCCAGTCCGGCTGGGGTTGACATGGCGAGTTTGCCTCCCACACTGCGCGCAACCCCGGCCGCGGCCACCGGCGCCATCGAAACCAACGAGTTCGCTCACCTGAACAACTTGGGTCCGCTGGAGCTGGAGCGTGCGGTGGCGGGGATGTCCGATGCCCAGCGTGAGCGCTGGCTGAGTGCATGAAGCAAGAAGCAACTTCGTGGGTGAGGGATGTGGCTCCCGGCGAGCGGATCGTCGTCGGGGGAAACATCGTCATCCGCGTCGAGGCGAAGTCGGGGTCGAAGGCCCGCATTCGCATCGAGGCCCCTGCGGAGATTGCCGTCAGCCAGGACAAGCCAGGAGCCGCGCAGTTCGCCAGGCAGGGAATCGGGAAGTGATCTAGCGCCACGGCGGGGGCCATAGCCCGCCACGTCAGGCCGCGCAGGAGTGCAGCCCATCAACCACCCGTTGAAGGAGCAGCACTGCCATGTCGCAGACGAAGTTCGGGGTCAATGACCCCCAGGAAGTGAAGAAGTGGTCCACCGACCTCGCCGTCGCCGTCAACCGCGAGGCGTACTTCGCTTCGAACATGATGAGCGAGAGCAAGCGGGCGAAGACGCCCATCCAGGTGAAGACCGAGCTGGAGAAGGACGCCGGCCTGGAAGTCACCGTCGACCTGCTGATGCCCATGAGCATGGAGCCGGTCGTCCAGGAGAAGCTGGAAGGCCGCGGCCAGGCGCTGAAGTATTTCACCGACAAGCTGCGCATCGACCAGGTGCGCGGCGCCGCCTCGGCCGGTGATCGCGTCACCAGCAAGGCGACCCTGCGCAACCTGCGCGAGGACGCCAAGACCGTCATGAAGGACTGGTGGGCTCGCCTGCAGGACGAGCTGTTCTTCATCTACCTGTCGGGTGCGCGCGGCATCGGCGCTGGCTATCTGTGGTCGAGCACGAACAAGATGTTCAACGTCAACGCCGTGACGGCGCCGGACTCGATGCACCAGATGTACGGTGGCAACGCGACGGCCAAGGGCGACGTGGGCACCGACGACGGCTTCGACCTGCGCCTGATCGACCGCGCTGTGGCCAAGGCCGAGACGATGGGCGGCGACGGCACCGACGAGCTGTCGATGGTGCCGCTGAGCGTCGAGGGCAAGAAGTGCTACGTGGTGCTGATGCACACGTTCCAGTACGACGCCATGAAGTCGAACACCAGCACCGGCCAGTGGCTCGACATCCAGAAGGCCGCGGCCGGCTCGCTGGGCGCCAACTCCCCGCTGTTCAAGAACAGCGGCGGCATGTACGCCGACTGCGTCCTGCACAAGCACCGCAACGTGGTCCGCTTCAACGACTACGGCGGCGGCTCGGTGCCGGCGGCGCGCGCGCTGTTCCTGGCCAGCCAGGCCGCCGTCATCGCCTACGGCTCGGCCGGCGGCAGCGGCACCCGCTACCGCTGGACCGAGGTCATGACCGACCACGAGGACCACGTCGAGATCGGCACGCACTGCATCATGGGCGTGAAGAAGTCGACCTACAAGTCGAAGGACGGCCTGGTGACGCGCGACTTCGGTGTGTTCGGCATGGACACCTACTGCAAGGACCCGAACAGCCCGTGATGGGCTCACGGCAGGGCGCCGTCCTCGCGCCCGGCCGGTCCTGACCAACCCCAACGCACAAGGAGCCCATCGTGGCGAAGTACCAATCCAAGCAGTTCACCGGCCAGAAGCCGGTTGTCCTCCCCGACGATGCGACCGCCGAGTGGGCGACCATCGACATCGAGTTCCCGTCCACCGCCATCCTGGCCAACGACCTGCTGCAGCTGGTGGACATCCCGATCAGCCTGAAGGTGCTGGACTGGGCGATTCAGTTCCCCGACATCGACAGCGGCGGTTCGGCGCTGGCCTTCTCGCTGGGTGTCGAGAACGCCGGCGGCACCGACCTGGGCTCCGAGGTGTGGGGCACGGCACTTGCGGCCGGCGCTGCCGGGGCCACCGTCCGCAACGCGCTGGCCGCGTGCGCCCAGGGCGACAGCACCGTGGTTCGGCGTCTGTCGATGAAGTGCACGACCCCCGCGACGACCTACGCCGGCGCCGGCAAGGTCGGCCAGGTGATCCTGCTGCTGCAGGGCTGATTGGTGGTGGGCTTGAGGGCGGCGGCGTGTCCGTCCGCCCTCCTTTTTGACCATCACGAACCCGATAGAGGAACGCCATGACCACCATCCATGCCTACCGCCGCACCAAGCCCTACACCCACACGTTCCCGGACGTGACGCTGAAGTTCCTGCCGAACGAGGCCGGCGATGTCGTCTGCGATGTCGCCAGCGAGTCGGCCGTCGATCGGTTGCTGGCCGTGCCCACCGGCTTCAAGCTCTACGCTCCGCAGCCCACCCAGGTGCAGGAGGCGGTCATCGGCATCCTGGGCGCGGCGGTAGGCCTGCCCGGCACCGTGGCCACAGAGGTCGCCTCTGCCGCCGTGCGGCTGGACAAGGGCGAGGGCCAAGAGCCGGCCGGCGACACCATGGACCGCGAGAAGTACATCCTGGTGAACGGCGACACCCGCTTCGACCTGAACCCGCTCGGCGACGAGCAGCTGCGCGACTTCGCCAAGGTCAACGGCATCAAGGTCCACCACGCCGCCAAGGGCGACACGATCCGCGATGCGATCGTGAAGGCGCTGAAGATCGCCGACGAGGCCGATGGCGCTGGCGAATCGGCCGCGGGCAGCCAGGAGGCCACCGGCGCCGTCGAGCAGCAGGCCGCTGGCGGCAACGAAGCCGCCGGCGAGGCCGCCAAGCAGGGGTAAGCGGTGGGCTCGGTTCTCGTGCGGGAGACTGTGCGCAAGGTGAGCGTCCTCATGTCGGACAGCTCGCCTCAGTTCCGTCGCTACCCCGAGTCCGAGATCATCGACTTCGCCAACGAGGCCCTGCGCATCATCTTCAAGCTGCTGCCGGCAGCCTGCGCATCCGTGCTGAGCGTCAAGCTGCGCCCTGGCGCGCTGCAGTCGATCGAGAAGATCGCCGCAGCCGACTGCAAGACCGAGGCCGGCGCAACGCCTGGCGCCGACATCACCGGCTCCCTGCTGCTGGATGTGCTGTGCCACATGGGTTCGAACGGCACGACGCTTGGGCGTGCGTTGAGGGGCATCCCGGACGGTCGGCAGGGGCTGGACGCCATCGACCCGCTGTGGATGACCAAGCCCGCCTCGACGCCGAAGGGCTACGTCTTTGACCCGCGGATGCCCAGGCACTTCCTGGTGGTGCCGCCGGCGCCCAGCGATACGGCGGTGTGGGTTCGGCTGTCGATGATCGCCGCGCCAGCGCCGATCCCGAACACCGGTTCTCCGGGCTCCGAGGTCTACGCTTCCGGCGGCGCCAGCGTGGCAACGTTGCCAGTTCACGACGAGCACGAAGACGACATCGTCAACTACGTGTGCGCGCGGCTGCTGATGAAGAACGCCAAGGCTTCGTCGGCGAACGGCATGACCTGGCGCGGCTTCGCTGACCTGTTCGTGTCGTCCATCAACGCCAAGGCCCAGGTCATCATGGGCTACAACCCCAACCTGAAAGAGCTGCCCTTCGCGCCGCAGCCGATCGGAGCGGCCGGATGACGCTGTCGGACTTCCTCCCCTATGTCCTGCCGCACGTCACCGAATGCAGCGATCTGGCGGCCGAGCAGGCCACGCGCCTCGCGCTGATCGAGTTCTGCAGCGAGAGCTTCATCTGGTCCGAGACGCAGAGCGCTATCAACTCGGTGGCCGGGCAGAGCGCCTACAGCTACACCCCGGCTACGGGTCAGCAGGTTGTGCGCCTGGAGGCTGTGACGGTCGACGGCGTAGACATCACGGTCTACGCGCCAGGCGAGGCGGTGCGGATGGGTGGCATGGCCGGCGCGACCGCAGTGGGCAGGCTGGGCGGCTTCGTGCTGGACCCGGCGCCGGGCGCCAGTGGTCTTCTCATCGTCACGACCTGCGCCGTTGCGCCGTCCATCTCAGCAGACGAGGTGCCTGACGCTTTCGGCCGGTTCGTCGAGCAGATCGGCCGCGGCGCGGTGCACCGTCTTCGGTCGACCCGTGGCAGGGCCTACTCCTACGCCAGCGCCGTCGATGCCGAGGCTTCGCGCCTGCAGTGGCTCGGCGACATTGCCGACGCCAGGTCGATGAAGGCCAACGGCATGGCGGATGTTCCGCTGCGCACGGTGCCGCGGCTGTTCTGAGACCCCATGACCACGCTGCGCGTCGGACCCTTCCTCGGCGCCAACCTGGCGCTGCGCCCACGCCTGTTGCCGGACGGCATGGGCGTCATGTCGCTGAACCACCGCTCAGACCAGGGCGACCTGCGGCCGTGGAACGTGCCGCTGACCGTTGCCGCGGCCGGCGCGAGCACCTCGACCATCCATATGCTGGCGCGCGACACCACCGCCGACAGCATCGTGTGGCTGAAGTGGAACACCGTCGTCCACGCGATCCGCAGCTACCGGTCGGACGATGCCACGAAGCGGACCTACTACACCGGCAGCGGAGCGCCCAAGGTCACCGACAACATCATCGGCCTGGATGGCAGCGGGAGCTACCCGGCGAGCTACCGCGACCTGGGCGTGCCGAAGCCGATGACGGCGCCGACGCTGACGCAGACGACCGCCGGCACTGGTGACGACGAGGAGCGGTTCTACGCCTACACCTACCTCACCGACTGGGACGAGGAAGGCATGCCACAGATCGCAGGACCGATCACCTGCAAGCCTGGCGCAGTGATTGCCATCGGCAACCTGTCCTTGCCGCCATCGGGCGCCGGAGAGAACCGCGGCATCAACCGCATCCGCATCTACCGCACCGTCACCGGCAACGACACGTCGGAGTTCTACTTCCTGCGGGACATCACGCCTGCGACCAGCACCGAGGACGATGGCAGGGCAACCGGCACCGACGTGATGCCCTCGGCCAAGTACGCCGTGCCGCCGGCCGACCTGAAGTGCCTCACGGCGCTCTGGAACGGCATGGCGGCAGGCATCAGCGGGAAAGCGGTTCGCTACTGCGAGATCAACCGGCTGCACGCTTGGCCGGCCGCCTACGAGACGCTGTGCCAGGACACGCCTGTGGCGCTGTCGGCATGGGCCGGCAACCTGCTGGTGACCACCACCGGCAGGCCGCGACTGGTCACCGGTTCAGTTCCCGAGGCGATGTCGGACGTGCCGGTGGAGTTCGTGGCCGCGAACGTGTCGCAGCGCAGCGCCGTCGCATTCGGCCATGGCGCCGTGTGGGCGTCGAAGGACGGCCTCGCCTACTACGGTGACGCCGGCCCCCGATTCCTCACCGCGAAGCTGCTGACGCTGGAGCAGTGGCGCGCGCTCAACCCGGAGTCCATCGTCGGCGCGCAGTGGAAGGGGCTCTACCTGGGCTTCTACCTGGATGGCGCGACCTACAAGGGCTTCTGGATCGACCCACTGGCTCCGGAGAACGGCATCTACTTCCTGAGCGAAGGCTACCGGGCGGTCTTCTACGACGAGCTGGGCGAGGAACTGTACGTCCTCGGGGCCGACAACAACATCAAGCGGTGGAACGGCGGCGCGGCCAAGATGACGGTGTCGCACAAGACCAAGGTCTACCGTCTGACGGCACCCGCCGACCTGGCCCTCGGGCAGGTCATCGGTGACACCTACCCGGTGACGCTGACGGTGCATCGTGACGGCCTGTCTCCGTACAGCATCACGGTCGTCGACGGCGAGCCGTTCTGGCTGCACCCGGGCACCTTGTCCACCCAGTACCAGTTCGAGTTCAGCACCACCGGCGATGCGCTGGCCGCGGTGTTCTCGGACGACATGGACGAGTTCGCCCGCACATGAGCCAGCTCAAGGACATCCCGGCGCTCCAGTCGGACGGGAAGAACCTTCCCGCCGTGGTGGCCGCCATCCGAGAGGCGATCCAGACCTTTCGTGGATACCGAGGCGACAGCCTGGACAAGGCTCTGACCGGGCGCGACTTCAAGAGCGGCGAGTTGCGCACCCTGCTGCAGGGCATCGCAGGCGGATCAACCGTGGTCGTCGGCGGTGGTGGCTCAGGTGGCGGCGGGGCGACGCCGGACACCACGCCGCCACCAACACCGACTGGATTCGCCGTCTCCGCCGGGGTTGCTCACGTCTACATCGAGCACGAGGCGCCGGCCTACACGCAGGGGCACGGCCACGACAGAACCCTGGTCTACGGGGCTCAGTGGTCCGCCTCAG